CAGCTAGACCTATACTATGTCGGTGCTATATCTGCGCCTAATAATTATTGGCGAATGGGGATTGAGTTCAACGAATGGGGAAGGCCGGTAAACTATGCAATCCTCACCGTTCATCCTGGCGACTATCTGGCAAGAAGCTCAAATACGCGGATAAGAAAACACGAGATCATTCCCGCCGCCGATATAATCCATGGCTTCATTGATGACAGGGCCGGGCAGAGTCGCGGCGTGCCTGTCGTCGCCTGCGTCATGGGAGAAATGCACCAGGCGGATGGCTACGAGCAGGCCGTAACTATTCGGGCAAGAGCGGCGTCAAGCCTGATGGGTTACATCAGAAACTCCAAGGGCCAAGTTATAGACGACACGGGAGACACGGAAGAGAAAAAAGCAGCACGCAACGAACGGCTGACCGAGTTTCAACCCGGTACGTTCAAATATCTAGGCGTTGACGAGGATATTGTGGTGCCAGATATCAAGGCCCCAGACAATCAATATGAGCAATTCGTAAAGAACAAAGGCCGTCGCTTTGCCTCTGGCACGGGCGTCAGCTACGCATCTCTCACGCGGGATGCGGCGGAGTCCAGCTATGCGCAGCAACGCCAAGAATATCTGCAGGATCAGGACGCATGGGGCGTCTTGCAGGCCGTCATAATCGAAACTCTGCATGATCGAGTGTTTGCGGAGTGGCTGCCCCTGGCGGTGCTTGCTGGTGCCGTCAGGATCGCTGACTTTGAGATCCGCCCCGACCGATATTTTGATGCGGTGAACTGGCAGGCGCGCGGCTGGGCCTGGGTTGATCCAAAGAAAGAGGCGGAAGGATATAAAATCATGGAAGAACAGGACTACGTCTCTAAGATTGAAATATGCGCCAAGCGAGGTACAACCTATGAGCAGGTGTTGAAGGATAAGCAGCGAGAACGGGAGCTTAAGAAGCAGTATGGACACATCAAGCAGTCACCACAGCCGGCGGCGTCTCCACCGGCTGGCGACACACTCTCAGAGGAGGATTTAGAGGATGAGTAACGCAGTGCTTTACCACGCTCCACTTCTGATAATGATCGGATTCCTTCTTGCCTGGATCGCCGATGTGTTCGGAATGTTTCCAGCCCGCAAAAAACACGCGGGATTCCGCCTTGACGGATACAATAAGTATTGCACTCAAGCCATGGAGTTGTGCCGCCAATATGGCCTCAGCGGTGATGATTCAATTCTGCTGATGAACAAACATCGCAAGGGAGGCGTTGAAAGTCTTCGGTCCGACCTAGCCCAGCGATCTGCTGGCGGGCTCACCGAAGGCCCCACCATGCGCAACGGCTTCGGCTCTGGCCCCAGCACGCCGAAGCTCAGCATCATGCCGCAGGGCCAGGGCGTCCCAGTCAAGCCATCGTTTCCACCCCCTCGCAAAATTAGAGAGGACTTTCTATGAGCATCGACCTCACCCCCACCGCTGGCATGCGAGAGGAAGCCCAGCGCTACCGCGACTGGAAGGCTGAGGGCCGCCAAGGAGGAACCGCCGTTGCCGCCCGTCGCGCCGGTCAGATCCTTTCGGGCGATCCCCTCTCGCCTCAGACCGTCATCACCATGGCGGCATGGTTCGCCCGCCATGAAGTGGACAAGCAGGGCCAGGGGTTCGCGCCAGACGAGGAGGGCTATCCCTCGCCCGGCCGCGTCGCGTGGGCGGCGTGGGGCGGCGATCCGGGCCAGCGATGGAGCACGGCCAAGGCGGATACAATCAAGGCAAATTCAGATGGGCGATCTTTCACCATGGCGGAGATTGGCGGGCGACCCTATCCCAATGAGCACGCCGCGCGGCTGAAGGATCCGGCCGGGTTCGATCGGTTCCGGCGGGTGAACGACGCCGGCGGCGCGGGGGTGGACTTCATCTATGGAATCAAGGGCAGCGAGCCGGCCGAAATCCAAGCCATCCGGTTTGACGCGGCGCAATTCACCCCGGCGGCGGCCAGGAAGTGGCTGGAAGACAACAGCATGGAAGCGCTTCTATTTGAGGAGGCCACGGGGGAACGCGGCCTGACCCCGGATATGACCGTGGCGGATGGGATGGTCTACGAGGCGCTGGAGGAGATCGCCGAGGAAGTGGGGCAGTTTGCCCAGGCGGCAGCTCACTACATGCCCGTGAGCCCGTTCAGCGGCCAGGGCATGGTCTGCTCCAGCTGCGCTTTCTACGAGGGTCCCGCCGCGTGCGAGATCGTGGAGGGTGAGATCGCCCCCGGTGCGCTGTGCAAGTTCTGGGTGATCCCTCAGTCGAAGCTCGGCCAGGACCAGCCGGCGGCGGTTGAGCCAGTGCCAGCGGCCACCGAGCAGGAGGTCGCGGCCGTCTCGCCACCCCCTCAGCCCCGCGCCCTCACAGGCGCCGAACTGCAGAAACGCGTCCACGGCGGACTGGTGCAGCGTCGTGAGATGGCAGGGGTTGATCCTGTCCAGGAAGGGGATGGCATGATCCGGTGGGAGTTCAGCTCAGAGGAGCCAGTAGGCCGCAGCTTCGGCAGGGAAATCCTCAGCCATGCCCCTGGCGCGGCTGACCTGTCCCGACTGAGCAGCGGAGGCGTGCACCTCTGGAACCACAACCGCGATGTGGTGCTGGGCCGGGTGGTAGAGGCGAGGATCAACGGCAACAAACGGGGCGAGGTGGTAACCCGATGGAGCCCGAACACCCTGGAACGGGGAACCGAGGAATGGAAGCGCCGTCAGGACATTGAGTCTGGCACAACCGTCAGGGTGAGCTTTGCCTATGAAATTCACGAGGCCGTTGACGCAGGTGATGGCGGTATTCTGGTGACCAGATGGACGCCCCTGGAAGCCTCAACCGTTTCGATTCCGGCGGATAACACCGTTGGCCATCCAGACATCAAGCCGCAACGATCCTTGGATCCTGATGGGCCTATACTTAGTGAGAGTGTACCCGCCAAACTGCCAGCGCAAACCATGACCATCGAATCCCCCCCGAACGTTGACGAGGCGGTTCGCGCCGCTACCGATCAAGCGACCGACCGCGCCGCCGGAATCGTTGCTGTTTGCGCCATGTACGGCATCTCTAATGACGATCGAGACACCTTCCTGCGGTCCGGCCTGTCTCTCGATCAAGTCCGTTCTGACGTTCTGGAGAGGATTGGTAAACGCTCTCGAGAGCTGCAGCCTGGCGGTATTCACGTCGAAGACAGCGGCCTGATCGGCATGGATCAGCGGGACATTAGCCGCTACAGCATCGTTCGAGCGTTCAGGGCACTGGCCGATCCCAGGGATAAGGGTGCGCAAGAGGCCGCTGGATTTGAGTTTGAGATGAGCCGAGAGGCTGAGCGCAAGCTTGGCAAGTCGACCGCAGGCGTTATCGTCCCGGCGGATTGGCTGTTCGCCAGACGCGATCAGACCGTCGGCAACTTTTCCAAAGGCGGTGCATTGGTTGGAACGGAACTTCTGGCCGGATCGTTCATCGACCTCCTGCGTAATCGCTCTGCTCTGATGCAATCCGGGATCACGATGTTGACCGGACTCGTCGGAAACATTGACATCCCACGCAAGACCGCCTCAAGCCAGCACTACTGGGTTGGGGAGGATGTTCCTGTCACGGATTCCGACGTGACGTTCGGCTTGATCTCCAGCACGCCCAAAACCATTGGCGTGCGGGTGCCTGTTTCGCGTCGCTCGCTGATGCAAGCCACTCCCGACATCGACACCATTGTCCGTGCTGACATGGCGGAGAGCGTGGCCCTTGGGATCGACGCTAGCGGCCTCTATGGAACGGGGACCAACGCCCAGCCCCAGGGCCTTGCGAATGTCACTGGGATCGGATCTGTCACGTTGGGCGGCGGCGCCTCCCTGGTATATCCGGCCGCCCTGGGTGGCGGGACTCACGACACCGGCGACTGGGCCGACTACGTGAACATGCGCGGAACTGCTTACGCAGGAAACGTGAATGTGGCGAATGCTCGTTACATCATGAACGGCATCACCATGGCGGGATGCGAGCAAACCCTTCGCGCAAGCGCGGCTGGCTCGGATTACATCGTCAACGATAGCGGCAACATTGGTCGCTATCCCGTTTTGATGAGCAATCAGGCTCAACAGAATGATGTCTGGTTTGGCGACTTCTCTGACATGCTTATCGCAATGTGGGGCGGTCTTGACATTGTGGTCGACAACGTGACCCAGGCCGCCAAGGGCCAGGTGATCTTTACGGTGATGCAAGACCTTGACTGGGTCTGCCGCCGTGCCGCCAGCTTCAGCAGAGGTACCTGATGCCCTGGATCGCCATTGGCACGAATTGCTACATCAGCGGTGTTGCTCACTCCGCTGGCGGCGGTCCCCTGATGGTCAGCGATGCTGACGCCAAGATCCTCACCGATATGGGCTACGCCACCCTGTGCCCGCCGCCCGCTCCGACTGAGCCCAAGCCGCCCAGGCGGCCTGCCCCAGCACCTCCCCCCTCCCCCTCCCCATGACCATTCACAACCTTGGCGGCAAGACAACCGCCTTCCAGCTTCAATCCTGTGCCGTGATCTCCGCCACTGCCGCAGGGCAGGTCGGCGGTGCGGCGGCCTTCTTCGACACCCAGCAGTACGAAGGTGACATCGTGCTCACCCTGGACCATGCTGCTGCTGGATCTGGCGTCACCCTGACGGCCAAGATCCAGGAGAGCGACGCTAGCGGATCCGGCTACACAGACGTCACTGGCGGTGCGTTCACGGCCGCGGCGGCCAATACCGCAGGCTTCGCGACCTTGACCCTGCAGGGTGACGCCCTGAAGCGCTACCTGCGGGTGCAGTTTACTGTCTCTGGCGGTTCCGGCACCGGGGCGGCTTGCGTGGTCGGCAGGGGATCCGCCAAATACCTGTGATGACCTGAGATGCCCTTCGCTGCTGATGAGCTAGACGAATTCCTGGACGACGAATACGCCG